TTCAAGATTGAGACCTCGTTCAGCAACCTGCTGCCGGTTCCCCTCGGCGCGGCAGTGATGAAGCGGATCGGGTTCGAAAGAATAGGCGGAACTTCGACTCTGACTGTGGGCAACGTGAAAATCCACATATTCCACTGGAGCGACTGCAGACTTGAGCTGATTGTCTATGACGACGAGCAGAATCCTGTAATCAGGCAGAACGTGATGTACGTCAGCGATATCCAGCATCTGCTGAAGCAGTTCAAGGTCAAGGAGCCTCTCGTGATTAGCATCCCGAAACACGCAACCGAGGTCCTGTGTTCCGGTAGTGGTTTGTATTCGAATGGATTTCCGTATGTTGACCTTGGCTTGCCGAGCGGAACCCTGTGGGCTGAGATGAACATCGGCGCGAATGACAAGACAGAACACGGTCTCTATTTCGCATTCGGCGACACGAAAGTCCATGATTCATCCTACGAATTCCGGGAGAGCAACTATCTGTGGTATGATGATGCGCGTGATGCGCTGAAGTATTATAGCAAGGACGGGCTGACAGAACTTTATCCGGAAGACGATGCAGCAAGGCAGGTTCTTGGCGGAAGCTGGATGGTTCCGTCGAAAGAACAGTTCTTGGAACTGCTTGACGAGAGAAACTGCACATGCAGGCATGTTGAGACTGACAGGTATGCCGGACAGCTGTTCACGTCTGTCCGTAATGGAAACCAGTTATTCTTGCCGGTCGGCGGTATGATTTCTTGCGGTCGTGAATACGGATTGAGAACGGACGGCAACTACTGGACAAGGAACAATAATCCAGAAGATGATAGCGGAGCATTTATCTACGCGTTTGAACCTTGTGATTTCGGTTGCGTGCTCAACAACTCCAGGGAATGCGGATGCAGCATCCGTGCGGTCATGTCAAAGAACGCCAAGTGACTTATTAACCAAAATACAAGGCAATGGATAAGGTAAAGACAATCAAAGAAATAATCGAACAGTTTCCTGAACAGTTCAGGAGAGCGGTCAACTCCGGATTCAACTTCAGTATCGAATATACTTCGAATGGAGGAAAGTGCGACCAGCAGTATCTGGATTCCCACGGATATGAGGTGACTATGGACTCGTGGGGAGCAAGCAGAGTATCCGGTCTGTCCGACCTGAAAGTCGAGGACAGTGATAATTATGGAATCGTTTATGCACGCATGAGTCCAGTCGGATACAATGATTCTTTCCGCGTGTTCTGTGACATGTTCGACCAGGGATATGTGAGCCTGCGCAGAGTCGGACTGACAATCGGCGGCGACCATTACAGATACGACATAGAGACCGGACAGTGGTCCAAGTTTATGGATGGAAGCATGCGCTGGTTTCCGTGCGAATGTCCGGTGGATTAGCGAGACAAGATTTAGAAACAATCATTTATAATCAAGCAAAATTATGGAAGAAATCATAAGCAAGTTCCCGGAACCGTTCAGGAGCGTAGTCCGCAGCGGATATGCATTCAGCATCGACTACAGGTCTGATAGCGACCATGAGTATCTGAAAGAACACGGCTATACGATTCACACAGGCAGCGACTGTTCGAACTATGTCGTGGATCTCGGATATCTGAACGCGACAAGCTATGGAAACTGGGGAACCCTGTATTCCGGAAACGGAAATTGCGATGAAGTGAAAGAGTACAGAAAGGCTCTTGCTGTGCTCTGTGACATGTTCAAGGAGAGGGTGATTACGCTGTGGAGAATCCGTATGTATATAGACAAGGTTGGCTACAACTATGACGAGGATACCAAGCGGTGGACCAAGTACGACAGTGAAAGGAGAGAATGGGTCGAATGTGAGAATCCGTTACCAGAAGAAGATGGAATCGATTGCGATAAGCTCTTTTAGTATTGTCGATTACTGTATCGATAATTACTATTATAGGGACCCCGGCGGCGGAGTCTATCTTGTTGACGCCTTCAGAGACCTGCATGAGAAGTTCGGATGGACTTATCCGGAAATCCATAAGAAGTTCTATGATGAAGTTCAGCAGCGCAGGGACGAGGTATTCATCACAAGATGCTCCACCTGCTGGCTCGACAGAAGCGATAAGAAGATTCTTCCGATCTATCACAACCAGTACTATTCGCATCTCATGAAGATGAAACCTTGAAGATAATAGCAACAACCATAAAACGAAAAAGCAATGACACTTGAAGAATTCAAAAAGCTCGAACCGTCCAAGAACCGCTTGGACCTTGTGTCCTTCTTGGAATGCTGCGAGGAGATTAACAAGCTTGACAAGCCGGAAACGGATGAACTGTACATGGACGCGAAGAAGACAGAGGACATGCTGGTTGCCGGTTTGCTTGGCAAGGCTTGCAACGCGCACCGCATCTTCGGCATCAAGAACATAGACTCTGTGATGGTCGATGTCGCGAACGACGACGGCAGCGGATTCCGTCCGGACAAGGTTGAAATAGTTTCCGTCATCTTTGTTCCTGAGACCAGTACATATAACATTCTCGCAAAGAATGGAGAAAGGATTCCGTTCTCGTTCATCCGCGAGGTCGGGCTTGTCGCAAGCGCCATCTTGGACAGGCTGATTAAGTTCTATAACTTGATGGACACGCTGGTCACTGACGGGGAGATTTTCACGGCTTGAAGATAAATAGAAAAATTTGTCATCCTGCTGATGGATTTCATTCAGGGAAACTATACCGGACAAACGAACTACTCGTTCCCGATGGACTGCGAGACGCTGGACTATATCCAGACGAACAACTACATGAGCCAGATTATCGGAAACATATGCAACGCGGACTGCGTGATACTGAGCGGATGCGGCGCGAACGGAAACGGAAGGGGAACCGGATACGTGTTCGTGAAGACCATCGACCATCCAGAGGGAGAGGTTCTGTTCTACGACGCAGAAAACGTGACGGATGCTCCGACTACTGTCTATCTGCGCAAGAAGTGGATAAGCATACAGTCCAACAACGTGAACTACCAGAACGCGTACACGAAAAGATGGATAAGTCCTGTGGAGCCTGATGATACGGCAAGCGCTCCGGAGACGTTCGAATGGAGACAGTTCGTGTTCGGAAAGAACTGCGGAAGCCTGTTCGGAGAAATCAAGATATGGTCCGGCTCGGACAGCAGCATTCCGGAGGGATACCTGCTCTGCGACGGAAGCGAATATAGCAAGAACGAATATCCGCATCTGTTCGACGCGATAGGCGAAGGCTACAACACGCAGTTCAAGCCAACCGACGACCACAACTCCCAGAACGTGTGGACGAGTCCGCAGAGCGACTCGTTCAGGGTTCCGGACCTGAGGTCGAGGTTCGTGGTCGGATACGACGGGTCCGACAGCTCCGGGGACTACTCCCTCCACAAGCAGGGCGGAAAGGGGACCGTGCAGCTGACAAGCTACCAGTCCGGGCTTCCGGCGCACAGCCATACGACTTCCGGTCATACTCACGGTGTCGGTTCATACCAGATCAGCGGTTCGTTCACCGCCGACGACTCGATGCTCGGTATCGGACGGTATGATGATTCGAAGTTCAAGCCGGAAGGCGCGTTCGTGAACAAGACCGGACCAAGCCCGACGCTCAACATAGACTTCGATACCCATAACGACAGGGAAGGCGGAAGGCTGTATCTTGAAGCGAAGGCTGGAAACGGATTCACCGGAAATTCAGGGAGCACGACAGTCGATGTCAACTCGAGTGAGAGTTCGAATGCATCGCAGGCGCATGAGAACAAGCCGAGGTACTTCGCGATGGCTTACATCATCAGGGCGAGATAGAAATATAGGATTGTTAATTTTCAGAGAAGCATTAACAAATGTTAAAAAATAGAGAGTTTGCATTTTTTTTTCATGCAAACTCTTGTTTTGTTCATAAATCTTTCCTACATTTGTCATTGAAAACTTTTACAGAACGGAAATCCGATATGGACAATGTTATCAATAAGTACATATGCGTCAAGGAATTTGTCCTGAGAGAGTTCCTTGGAAACAAAGTGACGGCTCTTGTTCCGAACAAGGTATACAAGAGCAAGAACGGAATCATCATCGACGAGCGCGGGAATCAGCACTTCATGCACGTCTTGTTGACCATGGGCTACATCGACGAGGTCAGGACTGACGTGCCGGAATACTACTATGTCATGATGAAGAACGACGGCTCGTGCAGGTTCGACGTGAAATCCGCCAAGTGGGGACAGGATGCAGCGGACGACCATTGCCGTCTGACGAACGGAAACATCTTCTTCAGGAAAGAGGATGCCGAGGCTCATGCCGCATACCTTGACTCAAGTACATTAAGAAATATCATCGGGACAGATGCAGAAAGTAAAGAAGATGTTCGTGAGGATGAACTCGCGGACGCCGCTGAATAGAATCATCGATATATTGACGTTCTATGGCGGAACATATGAATACAATTCGGCAGATGCGTCAGCCGAGTATTTCCGCATAGAGAGCGACGGAACCATCAAGGGATATTCGGGCATCTGCAACAAGACGCTCATCGGATGGCTTGTATGCGGATACAAGGAACTTCTATATTCTCCTGAGCTCGACCAGTTCTACGAGGTTGACGAGTTCGAGGTGGTCAGGCTGACGGACGACAATGGAGACGACTCTGTCGAGATATGGCCGGCAGGAGCATGCGAGTCGGACAATGCGGAGATTCTGTGGTGCTGCGACAGCCTTGAGAATTGCATAGATTATGTCAAGAAGCACAGTTCGGTTGAGATTCCTGTTTATGAGAACGACGAGCACGACCGATTCCTTCACAGGATGTCAAGGGTGTTCGCGGTCGAGCAGAATCCGGAGAACATCTACATGATGCTGAAGAGCATGGAAATATAACAACCAAAGATATGAAGCGATGAGTAACGAGAAAAGCAAGAAACTGTTTGAAAGACTGTCGATTCCGGAGAACGTCCACGACTATCTGGTGGATGACACGGAACCGATGTCGAAGAGGGTTGAGGTCCTGATTAGCAGGACCCGGAACAAGGATGCCGAGCTTGGACAGACGCTGTTCGACTTCCTTTCGTATGTTTTCGGATCTGTGTGGCACAAGCCCAATAACCGTCCGGACGGAAAGCGGAAGATCCTGGCAAAGGACGTGTCCGGAAGCGTGTACGTCTGCATGTACGACAAGCACTTCGACCGTCTGGTGTACGACGACCAGCCTTCCGCTCACAGGACCTGGGACACGTGCGGGTTCGAGAAGTGGGCTTATCTTGACGATGTTGTCTAACTACTAAATAAGAAAGAATCATTATGGATGAGAAGAATATGTATAACGACAGTTCTGTCGTAACGACAGAGAGGATTGCGAGCGAGGCTCTGTGCGAGCTGCTCAAGAAGCACGGCTTCAACGAGAAGTGCCGCGCGTTCTGGAAACCAGCGGAGAGCGGAACAAGGGTTCTGATGACCTGTGACGGCAACAGCATTTCCGTATGCACCAACGGCACTCTTGCATCCCAGT